CTGTAGGTGTGCTTTGCCCGGTCTAATAATACTAATAAAAGCAGCCATCCTAGGTATGGAGTCGGGTTGCATTGCCACCATTAAATCCACATAGTTGCCTACGTGAACTAACTGAGAGGCCCAGGGTCTGTCTGTCCATAGTCGCTGCCATGGAGGTGTTGCTGACAACATGGCTTCGTAGTGTGCAGGATCTTGGATCAACTGATACACACTCATGTTTAGCAAGTCAATTTTGAAATAACCACGCTGTTCCGCAGTCTCGTAATCTATTGCTGCACAACCGTGTTCTGGATCTTGTGGTATGTCTGTGATGTAAATACCAGAGTTGTGTCGACGTGGTCGGCCATCCACAATTTGCCTGGCAGGCGTGTGCTGGATCAGCTCTAGTATTCGAGCACGATCAGGAACGTCAATGTCGATGTCTGCGCTCATGTTCTACACAGCGCCACAACAGTTTTTAATTGTTCTTCGGCTTCTCGAACAGCACCCAATGCATCGGCCACAGCAGGATACTGTTCAGCCAGTCGACGGGCTTCTGCTTCTTCATCACGCCGTTTACTCACCCAGTCAAGTAAAAGTTCAGCATCAGGAGTCAGTCCAACATAGTACTGGCCCAAATTAAGTGGTTGCCAACTGTTACCGTTGTACATTTCCAGTCGTTGATTGTTGGTGTTGTATTGTAATTGTCCAACACTCATGTAATTACTGTTGTTGACATAGTTACTACCGGAGCCGCCGGTGACTGTTACATACTTGCCAGTTTGACCAATGTGTCCTATCATATCAATTTCCTTGCCGCTTCTAATTCTGGAATATAATCTGCTAATTTAATATCACGTGATTGATCTAATTTGTCGTTGAATTCAAAAAAGTCTTTTAGTTTTTCCAAGTCCAATTTAAAATTTTTGTCATAGTGCATTATAACACCATCAACAAAACTCTGCAACAATAAATCGTTTTTGTAGCATTTTAATTCTCTGATGCGCACCAAATTTTCCAATACCAAGTTTCTGTTTGGAAAGTGCAATGCAGAAAATATGTCATTTTTGGACTCAGCAAATTGGCAATGTACCAAAATTCCAGCAAACTCATGATCAAAAAATTCTAATAGTTTATACAACGAGCAAATATTGTATATAGACACAGTTGTGTTTATAGACACTGTGTGTTTGTTTTGTATGATAAATTTAACATTATCTACTATGGTTGACCAAGTGCTAGGCCAACGAATGTAGTGATTCAAATCATCAAGTCCATCAATGCTGACAATGAACTGCAAATTGGAAAATTTTGTTAATTGTTTTTTAAATTTTTCATTGAGTTTTGTTCCATTGGTATTAACGACAAATTCAAAGTCAGTTTGTTTGTTTTGTATGCATTTTTCAATAAAATTGTAAAACTCAGGCATTGCTGTTGGCTCTCCTCCAGCGACATACAACCTTTTAATGTTTTCAATTTTGATAAAATCAAAATTTGAATAATGTTTTTTGTTGTAGTCTGTGATCAAATTTATTTTTTTATATTCTTGTGCTATTAAATTACTGCTGTCTGGGCCACAGATTCTACATTGTAGATTGCAGATGTTACTGGGGCGAACTTCATAATACACTGGATCGTGCAGTGAGTTCAAATCTTCGATATTTGATAAATTTAATCTATTGGTCCATTCTATGGTTTCTTGTATTCTTGAACTCAAAATATTTTGTTCTTCCAGTTTGTAACAACTGGAGCAATGCTCAGGCATGAGCACACCGGATAACATATTGTTTCTAATTTTTTTATAATGTGGATCATTTTTAAAATCCAAGGCCTCTGTCAAGGATGTTATAGGTGTACTTGATCTACAACACACTGTGGTTTGGCCATTTATTGCCAGCAATTCTATGAATGGAAAAATACAAAAACTTTTATTTGTTGTTGTTAATTCTTCAAAAAATGTAATGCCAGTTTCATGTGTCGAATCCAAATACACCACTGGCACAGTAGCACTGATTTGTTTTGCAGCACGTATGGTTTTATAAAACGCATCGGGATGAGAGTACTGCTCTTTTGGTTGATTCAATATTACAAGCTGATCAAATTCTTGTGCTAGTTCAATCAGTCGATGGTATTCTAAATCATATACACTGGAGTGATAATATCCAGGATTTTTTATTGACTGCTTGTCAACCGGACAGTCAAGTTCAGAAATCAACCCATGACACTTGACCATATTCTGATCGGCTAACAAACGGGTTCTTATGTCAGTGTCTTCAGTATTATTGCCAAGGCATAAAATTCGCATTACCATCCTGCTGTTTTCAATATTTGTTTTGCATACTCTACATCTTCGGGACGATCAGCAAAACGTTTTTGCCACACGTCACTATCAATATAAGGCCATATCATGGCCACTTGTTCCGTGTTAAGTTCACTTAAAAACTTTTGCCCCGATTCAGAATTATAAATCACCCAAGGACTGACTCGTCCTGTTGTGATTGCATAACATAGCACATTGGTGCTGCCGTAACGCAAACAATCATGTGCGGGTGCTGAATTCTTTTCTGACCAGTCTATGCTGTATTCTACCGACCGTGCTAGTGCATCATCTACTGCTTCCACCTTCAAGTAGTCCAACAAGTATTCTGTATACACTTTGTCTGATGCCCAACGATCAATCTTTTTGTTGTTCTTGAGTAACCACTCGGTGAACTGTCTAGGATTGATTGCTCGGGTAGCAACACAGTACCTACCAAATTTTACAAAGGCTCGATAGTAAGGTGAGTCTGCAAAGTCATCAAATGTTTTGAGTCTAGCACTGCCTTGAGCAATTTCATAGAACCGCAAGTAGGATTGAAAGCCCAGTTCAACACCACGTTCCGTGCGTTCCGATCTGCGGCGTTTGGGCTCGCACATGTGAACCACAAGACTTTCTGCACGTTTGAACGTTTTCTTGCAGTAACCGCAAGTGAGTTCACTTAGTGTCTCGGCCATGATCTCGGATGTATTGATCAAGTTCTTTCTTTGTGGTCATTGAGGCCAGCATGGCTATTTCATCTTCTTTGTATGTGGGAAATAACTCAGCCAACTGCTTTTTTATACTGCTTGCTCCAGCACTAGTTTCTTTTTTCTTGAGAGTAATCCACTTATGCTGTTGGGTACCTTGGTTGGGACTTATTGTAGTAGCACACAACCATTGTAGTTTTGGATGTTTGTTGATTGCAAAAAAGTGTTTGTTGAGATTTTCGTTGCAACTTTGTAGATAGTATTGTTGAATTAGTTTTTCTTTGTCAGTGTTGCCATTCTCTATACTGCTGCTCCAACGAATCATGAGATAAAGAGAGAATTGTTTTCTTTCCTCATCAGTTAACTCATCATAGAATTTTCTGTTCTTGCGATCCAGTTGTCGCATTTCATTGGCAATGTTTAGTTTATCGCTCTTTGGTTTATCACTCACTGGTCCACCTTAATTAACTTGTATATCATTATAACACGTTCCAGGGCATCTTGCAAAGCAGGATTGGTTCGGGCCAGTCGCCGAATGTCACTCCACATTTTATCTTCCCGGATGTGATCAATCAAAGGCCTACCATCTGATGTTCTACTGTCATAGTCAACGTGGTGCCCCGACACAGGATCATACCCATAGCCCATGAGTTGTCTGGTACTGGGATCGGCACCTACTTCACGTGCATACACTTCGTTGCCCACACGTTCATAGACGTAGGTGGCGTCGGGTTTAAGGGTTCCCATACCGGTAGCCATATTGAGTGTGCGCCCAGCGCAGGAATCGTTCCAAGACCTCGCGGTCATCAGGATAACTTTCCAAGTAAATCTTTACCAGGCGATCGAATGTTTCAAACATTTGTGGTTCAGTGTATGACATATCACCAGCTCTTGTTGTAGTCTACTATCTCACAGTTACGACTGATGTCTTTGACAAAGTACACACAGTCAGGATCAGGATCATCGTTTAATGGCACAGCAAGTAACTGTCCATTCTTTAATTTAGGTGCATACCACGATACTTCATGATATACATCTAAGATTTCAATGTCCGGGAAACTTGGACGAAAACTTGTGAGTGGATTGAATTGAAACACTCTAAAGCCACGATCGTTGATCGATGTAAGAGGTAGTACTTCCAAGTCACCAATCTCTGGTTCACCAATAAGGATTTGCCAGTCCATGGGCATCTTGATAGTGTTCTCACCAATGCGTAGCACAAGTGCAGGTGCATTAAAACTCTCTAAAAAGATCAACGGGATGAAATGATAATCAGGCTCCTGTGGGTTTGAGTTATCTAGGATAGCAAACCGCATGTCATCTACTTCTTCGGGCAAATGATCTAGGTCGTAATGAATGTTGTCTAAGGTTAGTATTCGCATGTGTTTAGTTTACAGTGTTTGTGTCAATAAGTCAACCGCCAGTTGCGTATTTGTGAATCATAACGAAACACAATATCCCGGGTGGCTGTTTTTATACGCTTGCTCACATTGCCAAACCAAACATCGTTGGAATTCATTGTTACGGTACCGTACTCTGCTTGCCAGAATAGCACTACGTACATGTTTTGAAATTGTTTTATGTTTTCAAAAGGAACAGTGACGGAGATATCTGATTCGTTGTTAAATTGATTCAAATCAACTGTGACTGGAACAGTTTCGTACCATTTTGTCAATTTTAAATCTGTAAATCTCGGCAACATAGTAAACAGTCGATTAAGATTGTTGGCCCTGTACTGTGGGTCGCTTAAATTGCGTTGTCGTTGAAAGTCTTGGTTAATGATGTCAGCAAACGCTGGATCAACTTCGATGTCAGGTTGATATTTAACTGCCTCTGACTCTGACTGGTCAATTACAAATATTGGATGATCTTGATATACCTTTGCATGAATCTTAAACTGCCCAGGTATGAATTCGCCACCGTGGCGCAGAGCATGATTGGATAATTTAATCATGTCTTCGCCAAATATTTGTGTGTTAATGGTTTCTGACACATACACATCTGCATCAATGTCTAAGTCAACAAAATCCCCAAGTACCAATTCAATGCGATCAGTTAACCCTAGTCGTTCAATGATTGATTTGGCATACTGATATCTTTCCGCATTTCTTTCAACTGCAATCACATGCTTGGCACCAGCGTGTGCTGCTATTATGCTGAGAAAACCTGTGCCAGCACCTATATCACAAACTACTTTTCCCGGAGCAGCCAACTCCAATGCAGTTTTATAAAAAACATTGCGCCCAGTATCATTCAGCATGGGCATGAATACCCCGTCGTCCTTCATAAAATCCAAACTCATCCCAGTTTCATCCAGTCTAGTTTTTCTTGTGTGAAAGGATAGTTGGCTTCTCGGTAGAACTGTTTGCGCTTGGTCAAATGCCGCTTGGCAAACTTACAAGTGCTTGTTACATCCCAGATTTGAACATGGTCTTTGTCTTCCGCTTTTCTAATACCTCGGCCAATGCTCTGGATGACTCTAACAAAACTTTTGCCAGGCTCCACCAATACAAGATTAAAAATACGGGGAATATTGATACCCACAGCAGCCACGCCATAGGTTGCCACAATAATTTTATCGGTTGCATCAGCCACTTCATCATATTCTGCTTGCCTTTTTGATCCTTTGGTGGCACCACTTACAAACACAGACTTGTCTCCTAGTCGTGCAACCAATTGTCTACCACACTCGGTGCGGTCTACCAGCACCAAGGTATTGCCTGTTTCGTTTACTTGACGCACAAGATCCGCTATAGTGTCTAGTCGTCCAGACTCTTCCAACAGGTATTTGAGTTCACTTTGATAGTCTTTGTATTCCACGTGATCAATCAACTGCACAATGTTCACGTGACAGTTGGCCAACACGCCTTGTTGTTGCAGTTCGTTGGCACTGAGTCGGCCAATTACAGGACCAAGGCTTACTAACAGTGCTTGGCTTTCAAACTTTTCTTTGGGCACAGTTCCTGTCAACCCCCAGCGAATTGGCACTCGGGCCATTACACCTGTTAACAGTGTTTTCAGTGCATCTGCTTTGGCCATGTGTACTTCGTCCACAATAACACACACCACATCTTCAAGAAATTCTCCAATGGTACAGTCGCCTACTCCTGCCTTGGTGTTCTTCAGCAGGTTGTTTAGGCTTTGCCATGTGCATATGGTGTGCTGACGTCCGTATTCTTTTCTGTCACCAAAGTACACACCAACATCTTGTTGCATGTTGATATAGTCTGCTTCGGTTTGTGTCACAAGACTCTTGTTGGGCACAATCACAATGCTTCGACCATATGGTGCCACAGCATTGCTTAGTGCCGCTGTCATGATTGTTTTACCTGCACCTGTGGCCACTTCCTGTATGCACTGTGGATTGGCCAGGAAGTTGTTGACGATTTCCACTTGGTAGTCACGCAACAAGATGGGTTGACCTGCGGCAGGATGTGTTCGAGGCCACATCACGTGTGCAAAACTTGTTTCAGTTACCGATTCAAAGTTGAATGTGTTCGAATAGTCACGCTGATCATCCAGTTCAACATCATAATCAAACTTTTCTAATATGGGCATGATCTCGGGCAACAAATTCACATAAGTTGATCCACCTAATTGGAAGTATGCTACCTTGCCATCCCACCGTCCCAGTCGCACTGCTGGCAAATAACGTGCGGCAGGGTTTTCATATTTGAAAGCATTGACCAAGGCCTTGCGAGCATCCAAGTCCAGGCCTTCAATACGGATGTTTACTTCGTCACGTATTTGTATGGTGCATTGTTTCATGTGTATTTGTTTTGTAAATGAGTTTGGTCATGTCCCGACTGTCTACTGGAAATACGTCAAGTCCATCACACTGTATTTCATAACCTAATTGACGTAAACAGTATTGCACGTAGGCTTCATCAAAAAATGTTGCTTGGTTTAGTGATGCAGATTTATTGTCAATAACACAGTGAGTCCATTGTTCGCACATTAATTGCGAATTGTGACAACGCTGTGCGGCAATAAATGATTTGTTGTTTTGTAAAATGGTTTTGTCATTGACTGTTATAGTTAGTTGTAATTGTTTGCATAGATTTTTAAACACATCTAAAAAATTTTCAAAAAAATCTTGTGCATTTACTACGATAGAATTATTTATAATAGGCTGATTGTATGCAACATTCAAAACATCATTGATGGCAAAACTAACCATCTCTCTGAGAATCCAAATAGGAACTGTTTCACTAAATCCATTATGATAATTCCATTGTGTAGTTAGTTTGTGATTAATCTCACTGTCTGAATAGATATCAAGCATGGCCAACATTGTATTACTTTGTAAATATTTTACAAAATGATTATTGTGATAATCTAAAAAATGCATACCCGCAGGCACGATAGATACCACCACATCCTCAGCAGTAATTGGCACAAAAGGTTCTAATTTTTTTTGAACGTCAACAAAATGTCCTAAATGACCTGCTAGAATATATTCATTTGCTTTTACATTATCGATGTATGCATGGCTACTGCCGCGACTGTCAAATGTAAAATTGTCATTTCCGCTGATGTTTAATTCGGTAAAATGATACAAACACTGTGCTAGATAATTTCCATAACAACCGTGTGGAAAACATATTTTAATCATTATACACTATAACACATTGTATGTATGTAGTCAAAAAAACAGGCTCCGAAGAGCCTGTGTAAAAACCCGGGGAGGAGCCAACCAATCCCCGGGGTAAACCTCAATCAAGTATCAAAATAACAAACGCTAACAAAAATGCTAAAAAGGGCTCACCTATGATTAATAACAATATCACAATGAGCCAAGCCATGTTAGGCACTCTTCATACATGTAGTCTCAGCCATGCGCTTCCAATTGCCTTCAAAGCTCTTGCGCAAGTCTGCAATCTTCAACGCCATACGCAAGCTCATCTCACGCAAGCGATTTTGGTTTGCTTCCATGAACTCAACAATCTCGTCCTGCACACAGGGTTCAAAATCATAATCTTGGAACAACACACCATCTTTGGCAATTTGTTTGATACGCAACACTTTGTCACGCATGGTGTCCAGTGTCAAGTCCAGGTAGTGACAGCGTGATTGCAGTGCATCCAAGTGATCACGCAACTTTTGGCTCTTCATGCCATCAAACTTCAAGTTGGTGATAAAGATAACACTGCCCTTGAACTCGAAACGATCTGGAATGCCTTCACGGCGCAAGGCACTTGACTCACTCAACCATGAAATTGTGCGCTTCTTGCCGGAGTCTAATGCACCCTTCAGCAAGTTCAATGCCACGTCATCAAGCAGAATGCTGTCACAGTCATCAAACACCAACACACAATTACTGTCTGAGTATTTGTACAGTGTTTGATACAAGCCAATGGGTGTTGCTGAGCCTTTGACAACTTCAGCACGTAGGCGCTTGCCTGCCAATTTGTCAAACAGTGTGGCTTTTTCAATCTCTTGCTCAACACCAAAAGATTTACCAACGCCAGGAGGGCCACTCACAATCATAGCACGGATGTCACCGTTGACACAGGCCTTTGTCATCTCATGCAAGATGTCAAAACGCTCACGAATACGTGTCATAATTTGTTCTTCAGTTTCGTTTTCCACTTGGGGGGCAACGAACGCCACTGTATTTTCTTTGCTCACTGCATCTCCATTGACATACTCGATGTCGCTAATGTTGTTGACTTTGATACGGATGGTGTCGGGGCAGTTGGGAAATGCACCGTTGTTTTCTACTGTCACGAAGTTACCTTTGGCACCAGATTGAAAACCTGACACAAGATTGAAAGCGATGTTGCGCACGGGTTTGTTACGATACACACCACTAATAACACGAATTGCACTCATTGTTGGCTCCTTTGAAATGCGTTGTTGTTTACTGTTTATGTCTCTATTATAGCAAATAACGGATTATTGGTCAACCGGGGCAAACAATGCTTGACCTTGTTGCATAAAAACAACAAACGCTTCCATTGTGCGTTCACTGTACATCATGCGACCATTTTTTTGAATGTCTTGCAGGGTTTCCAACAGGCCCATGCCCTGGAAATCTGCTTCTTTTTGGATTTGTTTGATTGCTGTGGTGATCTGCATTGTGGCTCCTTTTTGCTTTGTATGCCATTATTATAGCATTTTGGGGATT